TAGGACTGAGGCTACTAAGGTCGCCAACTCAGTCGCAGGCATTAACGGACTTTGCCGTAACGCTCATAGTTAGGGTTAAGCCAGTTGATGATGCTAGGCAAGACTGACACTAGAGCGGCATTGGCAATTGCATTTAGGTCGAATCCCACCGCTAGGTAAGTCGCTAGGGCTGTCGCTAGGAATGTCTTTGCCCAGCTTTCGGCCATTTTCTTTAGGTCGCTCATTAGATTCTCCTTCAAGGTTAAACCATTTGCCATCTGTGTCTCCCAAGCTAGTAAATGATATATGGAAGTGACTACGATGAGGATTAGCGCCTGAGTATTTACGCCGCTTCCAGCCCAGTATTGGGCTCATAATCTTGCCATCGTAGATAATATATTTGATGCGCTTATCGCCTTTTTTGGCGCATTTACGAAGCTTCTCAACTAGTGCATAAGCTTCTTCTTTGTGGGCGTTTAAATCTGCATCAATGTCTAAAGCTCTGACGATTCCTCTTGCGTCTGGTATATGGTCAGAACTGCCCTTTGCAAGATGCCGAGCGTCAGCCACCCAGCCATCAGACTTACGATCCCTATCAGGATAATCGTCATCTATCTGCTCCCGTAACTGCACACCCGCTGCACATAGTTTGGCCATTATGAAAGAAGAAGCTTTGCCTCATCCTCAGTAATCCCAAGCCGATCTAACAGGGCTGCTTTTTGGGTAGCTTTTGCTTTGGCTTGAGCTTTAGACGCTGCTAATTCTTTTTTAGTTTCTTCAAAATTAGCATCAATTTGTGCCGCTTCAGATTCAGATAAAGGTTGAATAATTTCTTCACCTGTTTCCGTATTCACAATTTTGTGATTATACATTTTAGACTCCCCCATAAACATAGACAGTTCCGCCATCAAAGTTTCCTGTTGATGAGTTAAAAGAGACCGAGGTTATAGCTGAAGCTCCTGAATAGAAGCCCTGTTGATTTATTACCTCAGGATTATCTGAACTATCTCTAGTTCCCCCACCTAGTGCGGTAAAAATTTTATAACTTGTCGAATCGGCATTTTCGACTTTAACGCTGCCATACATTAATGAACCAGAGCTTGTGCTCATTCTTGCTCCCCTAATTTCTGTTAAACCTTCAAGAAAAGAAGGAGCAAAAACTAAATTGGCATTAATAGGATCATAAATTCTGCCTTGCGTTCCGCCAGAAGTGTAAGCAGCAGCGCTATCATCATTTAAACGAATGTTAAAAAAGCTGGAAGCATTTGCGGAACTAGCATCTTTGTAAAGAATCAAAAGTTGTTTTTGTGCGCTAAACGATATTGTTGTCTTTGCTGATCCGCTCAGTGCTGTTCCACCGCTATTTAATAATGACCAAGTTAATGCGCCACCTGAAGGAGCGGCCCATTTTAATCCAAGACTTTGAGTGGAGTCAGCTGTAAGGATATGCCCATTAGTTCCAATTGGGATTCTTGCGTCAGCCGTATCAAATCCAAATAAATCGCCTTTAGTTGTAAGCGGAGTCTGATCTGCACTTGTTGCCCATTCAGGAGCTGTTCCACCAGAATTGACTCGCAATACTTGACCAGCAGTTCCTATTGGCAAAGCAGTATTTACATTGGCGGTTGCTGATCTATAAGCAAGTGCGCCAGTAGTTGTTTGTGGGTTTAAGTTTTTTGTCGTTGTATCGACTGAGCTTCCCAATGTGCGAATTGCAGCTGCCCCATCCTTGACGAGATCAGTATCGTTAGGGGTAGTCCAGCCGTAATTAGTAGTCGTTGCCATTTATTCTCCTATGCCACAATTGTAGCGTCTAACCACTCCAAAGTTGGACTGATTGTATTCCAAGTCTCGACCGCTGGTACTGAGTTCCAACGGAAAGCCTGCAAGCTAAATGCTATTGGTGATAAGTTCATCGTCAGGTCTAGGCGGTTAAGACTTGCAGTCCAAGTCCAACCCTCGACAAATCCTTGGAACTCGCCATTGGTCATATTGGATGGCAGATTAGTGATATTTAATGGCATACCCATAAATACATTAAGAAGGCTATCTCGGTCGGCATTGTCAATTTCTGGATTAGCTGTAGTAAAGGTTATCTGCCGTAGGGCAAATTGAGGATAAGCGCGAATAAGTAGATAGAAGGCTGCTTGGGCTTCAGCGTCGTGTTGATGCCTAAGAGTGGTAGATATTGTGGTAGCTAATTGGCCGTAAAGGGATATAGAAGCTGCATCCTCATCAGTTACTGATGCGCTGCCAATGCCATAGCCGACTGTAATTGCGTTTCGGACATCGCCAGCGCGCTTGACTATGGAAAGAGCTGGGCCAATTGCGTGATTGCCATCCAGATCAACATAGCCGTTAGTTGCAAGGTATTGGCTTCGGTGTGTCGAATCAGCATAACCAATTCGACCTTGAGCATCCTCATATAAGTAACCAAGTCCGCTAGTGGCATACCTAGAAGCTAAATTATAAACTGTGTCATTAAGGCCAGTCTCTGAGTGCAACTCATAATCACCAGGAGTATCAATCTCTCCTAGTCCGCTATTTTCTGCATCCTGCCATTCCGTAGTTGCGTCATAACTATTCCAAGTCTCTGCCGCTGGCACTTCATTCCATTGGTCAAATAATACGCCGCTAAGTAATTCTTCAATGCGGTCTCCATCAAATTGATGGGCAAAGTTGCCAGTATAAACTGCCCTAGCAAGTCGCGCTAAAGCTCCTACTGCAACGATTCTAATTTGCTGGCTCGTAGCTGTTGATCCTGAAGTTTGGACTGTAATACCTAAGTCAGTAATAAAGCCGCCAAAGAGATTAACATAAGCGCCAGTAGAGTCTTTAACTTCTATTGTTACTGCGTCATTTACTTCATAAGGAACTGACGCTTCAGCCGTCTCAATAAGAGTTAAATTGCAGTAACCAGCAATCGGCTGCTGATAAATGTCGGTGCGACCCGAGGTAATAGTTAAGCCGCTTAGGGTTGCGCTAGTAACTGTAACGCCATCAACCTTAACTCTATAGACTGGATTCCAGAGGGTCATTGCGCTACTAGACCGCCAAGTATTGCGCCCCCACCGCCGTTGCGAGCGTTGCTAGTGTTTAATGCTAATACTACGGCCCGAGTAAATCCTTCTTCATCTATTGCGCTTGGGGCATTAACATTGATAGTGACACCAGCGTTATTGGCTGCAACTGTTCCAGCGACATTAAAGCCAGAAGGAATTGCATTACCGCTTGGAACTAGCGTTGATGGAGTGCTAATTGCTGAGCCTGATGGAACGCTTGGGGTGGTAGATGGCTTAGGAGCTGGGGGAAGGCTAGGGCTTGGAGCAGTTGCAATCTTTGGAAGGCTTGAACTGCTTGGAGTGCTAGGCGCTGAGAATGAAGGCTTGGAAATAGTAGCCACATTAGGAAGAAGTGGGACGGCATTGTAAGCGCGAATAAGGACATTTATTGCATCAATGGCAAAATTTACCGCGCTCTTTATTCCATTAACTACGAACCCAATTACATCAAGAACGCCTCCAGCAACTTTGCCAATAAAGCTAAGCGCTGCGCCAAGATTGTTAATCAATACGGGAACTACAAAGTCTTTAATAAAGTTATAGAGAATAGTCAGAGAATCCTTATTTCTGGCAATTGCATCAGTAACTGGCTTTAATGCTGCATCTTTAAACTCAATAAACTTAGGGATAACTGTGTTTATAAAGTAATCCAAGAGCTTTTGTAGGGTCGGTAGCAAAGCAGCTCCCACTGATTCTTTGGCTTCATCAAAGCCGACTTTAAGTCTTGCGATTTGACCTTCAAAAGTATTGGCTTGAACTGTAGCTGCTCCGCCAAAGGTCTCGGCTAATTGCTTTACAGTTCCTTCTAATCCAAGAGTTTTAATTTCGGCAGCAGACAAGCCAACACCTAAACGAGTTAGAGAGCCTGTATTGCCTTCATAGGCTTTACCAAGCGCATTTGATACGGCTTCAACACTTTTACCAGTAGCAGCTGAAATATCTAAGGCTAGGTTTAATAAATCTTGAGATTCAGTTACTGATCCTGTGGCAACTGCTAGGCGCTGAAGCGCTGGACGCAATCGGTCATCAGCAACTCCAGTAGCCAAAGAAGTCTTAAGTATCTGCTCCTCAACGGCAGAAATCTGAGCTTGGGTTGCGCCAGTAACATTCTTTAGGGCATTGGCTAAACGAAGCTGGGCAGCCTCATCTTCAATTGCTGCCTTGACACCATCAACGGCTAACTTGACTGCATAGGCTGCCGCTGCTGCCGCTGCTGCTGCAAAGGCGGCTGCTGCAACCTTGCCAAATTTTTCTAACTTACCGCCAAAGCCTTCAACCTCTTTAGAGCCAGTATCAAGATTTTTCTTGAGGTCAGCGACATCAGCAAGAATCGATAACTTGAGTGTTCTACTGCCAGCCATTACTTATCCCACTCTTTCAATATCTTGGAAAATGCTTCTTGCCATTTCTTAATCAATTCAGGCTGAATCTTACGAAGGGTTGGGTAGATAAAGTAG